CTGCTTTATTTTATTGACCGGCACAAACGCATTGACAATTCCAGTCGCCATCGCTTTCGTGGCCGACGCCATATTAGAAGCAAACTTTTTCCAATCTCCGGACATTAATGCAGAAATCGCACTAATTGTACTCGCCAGCGCACGGATCGTTGCCGCGATGGTGGTTGCTACCCTTTGGATGATACCTCCGAGCTTGCTCCCCCATACGTTGGTAATAAACTTAGCAATCGCGCTAAATACCTTCTTGAGGTCGTTACTGCTTACGCCCGCGCTCTTCATCGCCGCTTTGATCGTTTCGGTAGCTTCCTTTACAGCCGCACCAATCTGTGACCATGCAGCCTTGACAGATTTTCTAAACGTCTCGCTGTTCTTCCACAGAAGGACAATCGCAGCCACACATCCGGCAATAGCCGCCGCAGCAATTCCAACCGGCCCTGTTAATGCAGCAAACGCTACGCCAAGCATCGGCAGCGCGGAAAGTATAGCACCCATAGCTGAAGCCAGCCCACCAAAGATAAGTAAAAGCGGTCCAATAGCTGCTGTTATTGCAGCAAGTGCGACAACAACCTTTTTCGCCACAGGTGACATACCGTTAAATCTTGTGGCGAGTTTTGTTATCCACTCCGCAAACCTTCTAATATACGGCGTGAGAACGTCACCGACATTAATAGCAAGTCCCTCTAAGGCGGATTTTAATATCGTTATTGCCCCGCCAAGATTATCCAACTGCGTTTGTGCCATCCTTGACGCAGCGCCACCAGAGTTTGAGATGGCTTTCGACAACTCGCTCCACCGTTCGGTTGATGTTCCAAGCAGTGCGTTCACCGATTTCAGATCACGCTTGTTAAATATTGCAGCGAGTGCCTTTGTCCTCTCTTCCCCTGAAAGACTGTCAAGCGCTTTCGCGAGCTCCGGCATTATCTTCCGCATGTCCCGCATATTGCCCTGGGCGTCGTAAACACTTACCCCGAGCTCTTTTAGTTGAGCCGCAGCCTTACTTGTTGGCGAACCAAGCGAAAGCAAAATATTACGCAGCGCGGTTCCGCCTTCAGCCCCCTTAACGCCGTTATCAGCCAGCACGCCAAGAACAGCTGTTAACTCTTTCGTGCCGCCCTTCATTGATTTAGCAGTTCCGCCAACCGTTAAAATCGCTTCGCCAAGCTGCTCAACACTGGTGTTTGATTTCGATGACGCCGCAGCCATTTGATCAATTAGCTTGTTTGTCCCTTTAATGGAGAGGCCCAGCGCAGATTGTGAGTCTGTTACCATGTCAGACGCTTTAGCTAATTCCATATTTCCGGCAGCTGCAAGGTTAAGCACCTTCGGCAGCATTTTGGCTGATGTTTGCGCGTCATATCCGGCCAGTGCCATGTAATTTAACGCCTCTGCCGCCTCCGTGGCTGAAAATGCTGTTTTTGAGCCCATCTCAATTGCGAGCTCCCTAAGTGAGCCGGAGAACCCGTTAATGGTAACGCGCTCATTCTCCATCTCCTTATTTGTCTTGCCGAGTGTTGCGGCAACCTGTGACATCGCCTTGTCAAAGTCGATTGTTTTTTTGGTTGCTGCTGCCAGACCCGCTGCAATTGGCGTTGTAACATACATTGTCATTGAACGCCCAGCGTTTCTCATTTTCTGACCAAGATTCGTTAATTGTTGTGAAAGCGCGGCAAGTTTGACGTTGTTTAGTTTTTTAAGTTCTAACTCAAGGTGCTTCAGTTTCGATTCCGTTGTTATGATTTCTCTTTCAAGTTGCCTATATTCTGCGGAATGCTTATCTGCACCAGGAGTTGCTAAAAATTCTTTTTGCGCATTTTTTAGAGCAACAAGCTTGTTTCTCGTCTCGCCAACCTTCTGCGCCAGCACTTGCTGCTTTTGTGCAAGCAACGTGGTATTTCCCGGGTTGAACTTCAGCGCCTTGTTAATATCTTTCAGCTCTTTGTCGGTTTTGCGAGCCTCTTGATTCATTTGGCGTAACGCCTTCTGAAGTTTTGTTGTGTCGCCGTTAAATTCAACGGTTATGCCCTTAATTGAACCGGCCATTGTTTAACCCCCAATATGCTTTAGTTTGTTGTAATATTCTTCGCTCATTTCTTGCTCGACGCTCTTAATGTGCGGGTGTGCAGGTGTTCGGCCTCCGCCTTTGTTCGCGTGACCGTATTCTAGTAAGTGAGCCAGTCCAGGAGCTTTGTTGTTATACACAACACTGCTAATGCCATGTAATCCGCCGGGCTGCTTTTTTACCGTCCATCCAGACGCATATTTACCGGTTCTCTTTGGTGACACACTTTTTAATTTTTTCGCGCATTCACGGCCAGCTTGAGTTGTGATCTTCTCAACTTCCTTGTTAAAATTACCATCAAACTGTTTCGTAATTTCGCGCATTTGCTCCTCTATGGATTTGGTCATCTCATCACCCCAACAGCGCATCAATATCAGCTTGCGTAGCTTCTCTCTTATGAACAGTTTCGCGCTCTTTCTGTTCTCGATCCGGGTCCATCACTTTGTCGTATTCAATGATATAATCAACGATCTGACCAATATCCATTGACATGATAGCTTCGTATGACAGTTTTCTCTCGGCTCCTGCGATGTATATCGTGTCTAATCCGACTGGCGCAGATTCTTCAGTGCCTTCAGGAGCCTCATCCCGTTTTTTGAGCTTACCGAAGATTCTACGATCGCAGTAAACAGCTCGGGAATTACAACGTCGAGCGGGAATCTTTCGAAACTGTTGAAGAAATCTTCCGGGCTGCCGATGCTCTTATCAGCATTATAAGCCATCGCCCACAACACCTGATAAACTGTCGTGAGCTCCATTCCCGCCAGCTTGATGAATGCATCCGTGATTGCTTCATCGTCCATCATATTTTTAACATTCCCGGCATTGATTTCCGTTTCGCCGCTCTCAAGAAGAGACGCGAGCGCTCCAACGACAGATTCAATAATCGGCATCAGGTCTGGAAAAATATCATGCCCGAATCTATTCTTATATACAAACAGCCATCCAGCGGAAGTATTAAGATCCACTTTCTGGCCCTCAAATTCGATAGTCTTAATCATTGTTTACCTCCCTTACTAAAAATAAAGTGACTTCCCGAGGCTGGAGCTTTCCAGCCCCGGGTTATCTTGACTTCACCATGCGGGGAACTTCCCCATCATTGGTTGTCATTGCAATTAGGTTGTGTGCGGTACCGGCGGGGTGGTAAAGATTGTCGTATAGACAGCACTTCCGTCAGTGTACGCCGCACGGGTTACGCCAGTCTTGTTGTCGCCATTTACGGTAAACGGCAGTGTTGCGGTTGCAGGCTCAATCGAATCTTCGGTTGTGTTGTATTCCCTGCTGATCTGTCCGATAGAGACATTGTAGAAGATGCCCCTTCGAGCTTTGTCATCGCCCTCTACCTGGAACGCAAAGTATACGTTCTTGTTCTGCTTACCCTTGATCTGCGCAATTCCACCGTCGGCCAGCTGGTTGTAATTCATAAAGGTTGTCTTGAATGTGTCATCAAAAAGCGCATTCTCAATCTCGCCACTGTAACCGTTATCGGAATAACCCGACCAGTATGTTACATTGTCCGCATAGAACTTGTTCTCGTTTGTCTCTGCATCCATGCTGATCTTCACCGTTCCCGGGATAGCATACGGAGTGCCCAGAGTTACCGAGCCGTCAGTTGCAACAATGTACTCGCCAATGTGAAGATTAGAGACGCCGTACATAACTTTATTAGCCATTAATAGCCTCCTTAGAATGTGTAGTAAATTTCAAATACGTCCTCAGCATCAATGTAGATGTCTTCAGACTTTTCATACTTGAGCCCGTTTGAAAGAAGCAGTGCCTCGATCTGCCCTTCAAAGTCCGGGTCTTTCTTCTTAAAATAATATTCAAGCCGATATCGATCAGCTGTTACATAATAGGTGTTGTCGGCCTCGAATTGATCTTGACCTGCACCGAGCAGCACAAGGTACGGAACCGTTACCGGTTTTGAGTGGTACCCGTACGCAATCGGCTTACCAAGCGTTGCTAATGTCTGATACATCGTCATCCTTCATCCACCCCCTGATTGTCAGGTTCAGGCGCAGGCTCTTCGTTGAACCCAGCTCTTTCCTCGCACACAAGGTTAACAGTGTCACGGTTGCCGTCCCAATCGACGCGAACAACGGTGTACAGTTTTCCTTCGTGCTCCAGAACCTTTTCTCCTTGATAGTCCTCTGTGTTGGATATTCTGAAAGTCTTTGACGGATGCAGGCCAACCTGTGACGCATTGTAGAACTCACTCTCATAAACTCCACGCTGTTGTGCAAATACTTCACGGTCTGTGGTGGTTTTGATTTCGTTCCCATAATCATCATGGGTGATGACGGGTTCTGATTTCAACGTTATTACCGTATCAAACATCACTCATCATCCCCAATCCAGATTGTATAACCAGTGCAGGTAGACAGCTGCGCTTTCTGCTCGTCGTAGCTCTTCTTGAACTTATAATAGTCATTCTGTGCTACGTTGCCGAAGTTCATCTTACAGTATGTAATTACCGCCTGCGTTACCAGCATATCCGCATTGGTTGTAAGAACCTCCGCTGAAATATCCGTTACGCCAAGATCGAGCAACGCCGCACTGATGAGACCGTTAAGCTCATCGTTATAGGCTTCCGTTTTAATTCTCAGCGCTTGCTTCACTTTCGCCAGCATTTTCTGCCTCCTGCTTCGCTTGGTATTCAAGGAAAAAATTTCTCGTTACAGTGTGATATCCGATATGTCCCAGTGATATAGTCGGATCACACCAAATTCGATAGCCGCACTCACGGGCCCGGATACAGAGTGCAATATCTTCTCCAGCTCCCATGAAAGGCGTGAACATTTGCTTGTACTTTGCGAACACTCCCATAAAGACCTCTGTTTTCATCAGCACGCAGCCGAAGCCACATCCGCCGATTTCAAACAGTTCATTGTCAATCCTCGAGAAGTCTGACCAGATGATGCCCTCATCGGTGCGCTCGAGCTTGTCGAACAGCACCGGTGTGTAGGGCTCAACTCTCCTAAAGTACAGGCCACTTACAATGTCCACGTCATCTCTCTCCATGTGCTTCATAAGCCTCTGGAGAGTGTCCGGCGGGAA